GATTGATGATGTCACAATAGAAGATGGTGGTGGTGCTACAGCACCAATTATTACAGGATTTCTTGCACATGAATTACAAGCAGTAGTTCCTGACGCAGCTTTTGGTGTAAAAGATGCAACTGAAACATATATAAATGATGATGGTGACAGTGCCACCCGAATAAAACCACAAGGAATAGACCAAAGTAAAATTATCAGCATCTTAACCAAAACAATACAAGAACTTGAAGCTCGGATTACAGCGGGTGGACTTTAGTTAATGACTAAATAAGAGATAAAGGAAGAACAAATGGCTATTCCAAGTTCAAAAGTAACACTAAAAACATATTGTCTTAGAGCTCTAGGATTTGGTGTTATTGATATCAATGTATCAGATGACCAAATAGATGATAGGTTAGATGAAGCATTGCAATACTTCTCACAATATCATTACGATGGTATTGAGAAGATGTATCTTAAACATAAAATAACTGCGGCTGATAAAACTAGAGCGCTTAGCAATACAACTACTACTGCAACAGATTCAATAGATAGTGATGCAACGGCATCTTTCACAGAAGGAAACAATTTCATTCCAATGCCACAGGCGGTGGTTTCTGTATTAAGTATCTTTCCATTTGATGATGTTGCAACAAACAATATGTTTGATATTAGGTATCAACTTAGACTAAATGACTTATATGATTTTAGTTCTACTTCTGTTGTGCATTACCAACAGACAATGCAACACTTAGATTTCCTTTCACACATTCTTGTTGGTGAGAAACCTGTTCGTTTCAACCAACATCAAAATCGTCTATACATTGATATGGATTGGACAAATGATATTAGTGAAGATGAGTTTGTAATTATTGAGTGTTATCGTAAGATTGACCCAGCATCATATACTGATATATTTGATGACATCTATCTAAAAAGATATGCAACTGCTTTGATTAAAAGACAATGGGGTGCAAACCTTTCCAAGTTTAGTGGTGTCGCAATGTTAGGTGGTGTTACAATGAATGGGGAAACTATCTTTACACAGGCACAAGATGAGTTAAACAAACTAGAAGAACAAATCCAATTATCATTTGAAACACCAATTGATTATATGGTAGGATAACCAAATGGCAGTTAATAGTGCATTTCATACTAACAACCTATCCTCTATTTCTACGGAAAGAGCTTTGTATGCTGACTTAGTTAAAGAAGCAATACAAATCCATGGCCATGATGTGTTTTATGTTAATCGTACAACTGTTGCTCTTGATAGTGTTCTTGGTGAAGATGCACTTTCCAAATTTACAAACGCACAACCTATCGAAATGTATATAGAAGATGCAGAAGGTTTCGGTGGCGACAAAGAAATTATAACACAGTTTGGTTTAGAAAACCGCAACGAAATTACTTTTGTTGTTTCCAAAGAACGCTTCCAAGAACTGGACAGCCAGATTACACTAGAGAGTGGAACAGGTACTACAGGTGGTTCTATTGTATTGGAAACAGCTACAACAGACACAACAGTGGCTGGGTCATCCGTATTAACTGTTGTAAATAATAACAACTTTTATATAATACAAGACACCGCACTAACTGATGCAGACAGACCAGTTGAAGGTGACTTAGTTTTTCATCCTGTTCTGGAGAAGATGTTTGAGATTAACTTTGTAGACCACGATGAACCATTCTATCAACTAGACAATAATCCTGTTTACAAATTGCGATGCAAACAGTTTGAATATAGTTCAGAGGATATGGCAACTGGTATTGAAGCTATTGATGCAATTGAAGATGCCTTATCAGTTGACTCAAGAGCATTCCAGTTTACATTAGAACAAGAAGGAACATTCAACGAAGACATTAGACTAGAGTTCTCACTTGACGGACTAGTGTTAGAGGAAACAGACGGTGATAATATCGTTGCTGAAGATGATACACATGGTGGTGCTATCCAGTTAGAAAATGCTGCTGATAGTGGTGACGCTGAGTTCCTAATTTCAGAAGACTATATAATAGGTGATTACAATATAGATAAAACAGCACAAAATGAATTGTTTGATGAACTTGATGATACCGTCTTAGATTTCTCAGAATCAAATCCATTTGGTGATATAGGGAGTAGTACATAATGCTAGGACAATCATTTTACCACGAAACAGTAAGAAATGTAATCGTTGCTTTTGGAACGATGTTTAACAATATTCAGATTGTTCGCAAGGACAATACTGGTGCAGTAACTCAGGCAATGAAAGTGCCACTTGCGTATGGGCCGAAACAAAAATGGTTAACTAGATTAGACCAAGACCCATCACTTGCCACATCAACTGCAATTACTTTACCAAGACTAGGTTTTGAAATTGGTTCATTGACATATGATCCAACTAGAAAAATGAATCGTGTTCAGAAATTCAAGAAAGTAAAAGCTTCTGGTGCTGACGCAGGAAAACTTGACTCACAATATATGCCTGTTCCATATAATATGGACATTACATTATATGCCATGGCAAAAAACTCTGATGATGCACTACAGATTGTAGAACAAATTCTTCCTTATTTCCAGCCTGATTATACAATCACAATAAATGACAACTTGGGTATGGGTATCAAAAAAGATATTCCTATTATCTTAACATCTGTTGGTTATGAAGATAGTTATCAAGGAGATTTTGAAAGTCGTAGAGCAATCATTTATACTTTATCTTTTACAACTAAGTTTTATCTATATGGCCCTGTCACTTCTTCAAGTGTTATCAAAACCGTACAGGTAGACCAGTTTGCAAATCTACCAGAAGTTGCACCCACAAGAGAACAAAGATATACCGTTACACCTTCTCCATCAACCGCTGATGCCGATGATGACTTTGGTTTCAATGAAACATCATCATTCTTTGAAGATGCAAAAACTTATGACCCTGTTTCTGGTACAGATAAAAAATAAGGATTATTATGAAGGACACCGAGCAAATCATTGGTGACGCTTTGGGAATACTTGACTTTGACCCTGATAAAAAAGAAATCAAAGAACATAAGGATCTCCCTCGTGTTATACCACCTACCAACGAAGATGATGTTGATAATGACTACAAGTATCAAAGAGAAAATCTTTACAACCTAATTGAACGAGGTCAAGATGCAATTGATGGTATCTTAGAGCTTGCAAAAGAATCAGAGCATCCAAGAACCTATGAGGTTGCACTGAATGGTATCAAACAGGTTGCAGAGGTTACAGAGAAACTTGCAGACCTTCAAGAAAAAATGAGAAAGTTAAAAGAAGTTCCTAACAACGCGCCTAAGAGTGTGACCAATGCATTGTTTGTTGGTTCTACTGCGGAATTACAAAAGATGTTAAAGGGTAAACCTGATGACTGAAACAACTTATCTAGGAAACCCTTTACTCAAAAAGGCAAATGTATCTCAAGATTGGACTGAGGAGCAATTGCGTGAATATTCAATTTGTATGGAAGACCCTCTATACTTTATTCAAAATTATGTAAAAATTGTTTCTCTTGATTTGGGTTTAGTGCCTATCAAGATGTATGACTTCCAAAAAGAAATGGTTGGTACATTCCACAACAATCGCTTTACTATTTGCAAACTACCTCGTCAGTCTGGTAAATCTACCATTATGATTTCATATATTTTGCACTATGCATTATTTAACGATAGTGTTAATATTGCAATCCTTGCAAACAAAGCGTCAACCGCAAGAGACTTATTGGGTAGGCTGCAACTTGCATATGAAAACTTACCTCAGTGGTTACAACAAGGGATTATGTCTTGGAACAAGGGTTCTCTGGAATTAGAAAACGGATCTAAGATACTTGCATCTTCTACTTCTGCTAGTGCGGTTCGTGGTGGTTCTTATAATATCATCTTCCTTGATGAGTTTGCATATGTTCCCTCTAATGTAGCAGAACAATTTTTTAGTTCTGTGTATCCCACAATCTCATCAGGTAAAACTACGAAAGTCATGATAGTAAGCACCCCTCATGGTATGAATATGTTTTATAAACTATGGGTAGATGCCGAAGAAAAGAGAAATAGTTATATTCCTGTTGAAGTTCACTGGAGTGAAGTGCCCGGCCGTGATGAAAAATGGAAGAAAGAAACCATTGCAAACACGAGTGAACAACAATTTAACACAGAGTTTGAATGTGAGTTTCTTGGTTCTATTGATACACTCATATCTCCAACAACTCTAAAAAGATTAACATATAGAACACCAATTCAATCTAATGCTGGACTAGATGTTTATGAACAACCCAAAGAGGGTAATACATACCTATTGACTGCTGATGTGTCCAGAGGGGTCGCTAACGACTACTCAGCGTACATTGTGTTTGATGTTTCGCAAGTTCCGTATAAGGTGGTTGCAAAGTTCAGAGATAACGAAATTAAACCATTACTGTTCCCACAGAAAATACATCAGGTTGCAAAGGCATATAATACAGCATTTGTTCTAATTGAAGTAAATGATATTGGAGAACAAGTCGCAAACGCTATGCAGTTTGATATGGAATACGACAACCTTATTATGGCATCTATGCGTGGTCGTGCTGGTCAAATACTGGGCGGTGGTTTTTCTGGAGGTAAGGCTCAGTTGGGTGTAAGGACAACCAAAGCAGTCAAGAGAATAGGGTGTTCTAATCTAAAACAATTGGTTGAGGACAATAAACTTATCATAGAAGATTTTGATACAATCAACGAACTATCTACATTTATTGTCAAAGGTTCATCACACGAAGCAGACGATGGATGTCACGATGATATGGTTGCGTGTTTGTTTATCTTTGCGTGGGTGACCGATCAAACTTATTTTAAAGAACTTACTAATAACGATATTAGACAACAGATGTATTTGGAAAACCAAGACCAATTAGAACAGGACATGGCGCCATTTGGGTTTGTGGTTGATGGATTAGAAGATGATAATAACGGAACTGCTATAGATGAATATGGAACTAAGTGGAGTCCAATAGTTAGAACTTATGATACTAACTGGTAAAGATATTAAAGAAACTCAATTAAATCGTTGTCAAGCTTAATCCAACAATTAGAGCAGACAACTTTACATTGATTCATTAGTTTATGAACTTCTTTTCTACTTTCGTCATTAGCACCAACACGTTTTGTTTGTTTACGAATTAATACATCATGCGGATAAAGTTTAAGGCACACAGTCTCGCTTTCTCCACAATGAATACAAAATTCATCACCAAGATGGTTGTTTAACCAAGACACCCTCTTTTGATAGTTTCTACGGGCTACTTTTTTTATAGTTTCTTTATATTTTTCGTAGTGTTCGTTTGTCATGGTACTATTTATAAGTTTTACAGCATATAAAACCTAGTTTTTAGAAACTTAGTTTTTATAAATAAAAGGAAATAAAGGGTAATCGTTTAGATTAAGGAGTAAAAATTATGTCATTTTTAGTCTCGCCTGGCGTTAGTGTCAGAGAAGTAGATTTAACAAATGTAGTTCCAGCTGTTGCAACCTCTGTTGGTGCAATCGCCGGTGCGTTTCAAAAGGGCCCAGTTGGTTCTGTAACAACCATTACATCAGAAGAACAACTGGTGCAAATATTCGGAAAACCTCAAACGGCAAGTAATCAGTTTGAAACATTTTTTTCTGCTACAAACTTTTTACAGTATGCAGATAATTTAAAAGTAGTAAGAGCAGAAAGTGCAATACTAAATGCTGGTGCAAACTCTGGAATACTTATTCGTGACGATGACCACTATCAAGCATCTTTTGAAGATGGTTCTGGTTCTCATGGAGAGTGGGCCGCAAGGACTGCTGGAACTCATGGTAACGGAATTGGTGTAGATATCTGTCCAAGTGCAAGAGCATTTGCACAACCATTAGGTTCATTGAACTTAGTGAATGGTGCTGGTGCAGTTGGTGACTTATCAATTACAGTTGATAACCAAGATGCAGCTCTTGCGGTAATCGCAGTTGGTGATATCATTTCTTTCCAAACTGCTTCAGTTGTTGTTGGAGTAGTTGCTGGTGCAATCACAGTTGCTACTAAAAACTTAGTAGTTGACGGAAACTCTGGTACAATCGTAGTTGGAGATAGAGTACTCGGTGCTGGTATATCTGATGGAGATGTAGTTGTTAAAGTTGTAACAATAACCGACCAACAGAACCTTGTACTTGATAAAGCAATCACAGTTGCAGATAACGCCCCTCTTGTATTTTCAAAAGATACACAAGTAGAATCTAAAGGTGAAGAATATGAAGTAAGTTCAGTTTCTTCTGAAACTTTAACAATTCGTTTACTTGATGACCCTGCTGGTGCTGGTTTACAAACAATCATTCCAGACAATTCACTTATCACAAGACGTTGGAGATTTTCTGACTTATTTGATGAGGCGCCGGGCACATCTGCATGGTCTACTGAAAATGCTCGTGGAGAAAAGGACGAAATTCATGTTCTAGTTTATGACACAGTTGGTGATATCACAGGATTTGCAGTAGGTGTTGCTGGACAAAGAACAAGTTCAGTAATAGAAAGATTTACAAATATGTCAAAGAACCCAAATGCTAAAACAGCACAAGGTTCTAACAACTATTACTCAGATGTTATCTTCGCACAATCACAGTTTATTTACTGGACAGATCATTTAGCTGCTGGTTCTAACTGGGGAACAGATATCGCATCTGGTACAGACTATACACTAGTAAGTGGTGTTGATGTTTCTACATTAACTGGTGGAACAGATGACTTTGCAACAACTAATGGTGAGATTACACTTGCATATGATAAGTTTCTAGATACAGAATCATTAGATATTAACTTAGTTATAGGTGGTTCTTCAAGTGTTACTGCTGATACAGAAGCAAATATGGACACTCATGTAACAATGATTACCGCTCTCGTGGAAACTCGTAGAGATTGTGTAGGATTTGTTTCTCCATATCGTGGTGCTACAGTAGGAATCGCAAATTCAATTACTGCAACTAAAAATGTTGTAGATGGTTTCAATACTTGCCCAAGTTCATCTTATATGGTTTTCGATAGTGGTTATAAGTATATGTACGATAAGTACAACGATGTATTCCGTTTCGTACCTTTGAATGGTGATACTGCTGGTCTTTGTGCTTTCACAGACCAAATTGCAGATTCATTCTTTTCCCCTGCTGGTTTCAATAGAGGAAATGTTAGAGGTGCGGTAAAACTTTCGTTCAACCCAACTAAGGCAGAACGAGATCAACTTTACAAGGCAAGAATAAATCCTGTTGTCAATTTCCCAGGCCAAGGTGTGGTTCTGTTTGGTGACAAGACTGCTCTTTCAAAACCAAGTGCATTTGATAGAATCAATGTAAGGCGTTTGTTCTTACTTCTTGAAAAAGCAATTTCAACTGCTGCTAAATTCCAACTCTTTGAGTTCAATGATGAGTTCACAAGAGCACAATTTAGAAATCTAGTTGAACCATTCTTGAGAGATATTCAAGGAAGAAGGGGTATCACAGACTTTAGTGTTATTGCAGATGGAACAAACAATACTGGTGAGGTCATTGACCGAAACGAGTTTGTTGCAGACATCTTCATTAAACCTGCTAGGTCTATCAACTTCATATCACTTAACTTTGTCGCTGTAAGAACAGGCGTAGCATTTACTGAAGTAGGAGGCTAAAATGGCTAGTATAGATGACTTTAAAGCAAATCTGATTGGTGGTGGCGCTAGAGCCAACCAATTCAGAGTAACAATGACACCACCTTCTGGTATCGCTATTGGATTAGATGTTCGTAGAACTTCATTCCTCGTAACTGCTGCTCAATTACCAGCATCTACATTGACTGAAATTCCAGTTCCATTCAGAGGTAGAAATATCTACATCACAGGTGATCGTCCAGCACCTGAGACTTGGAATGTTACTGTATACAACGATACTGATTTTATGATTAGAAACGCGATGGAATTATGGCAGAATGGTATTAACAGTTATGTTGATAACACTGGTGTAATTTCTCCTTCTGATTATCAAACAGATTTAACTGTTGAACAATTAGACAGAGATGATACAGTTCTAAAGAGTTATATCTTCAGAAATGCGTTTCCAACTTCAATTGCTGCAATCGAACTATCGAATGCAGAAGCAACTGAGATTGAAACATTTGAAATAAACTTCAGATATCAACACTTTGAACCTTCAGGTGTGAGTTTCTAAACCTACTAAATATAACACAAGGTAGGAGATTAACATATAATGGCTGAATTATTTGGTTTTAAATTTGAAAAAGTGTCCGACACTGGCTCTCAAGAAAGGTTTACTGAACCCAGTTCAGAAGACGGAACTCTTGAGGCTGCCGGTGGCGGGTTTTATGGACAACTGTTAGATACAGACGGTAGAGAACGAACCGAGCACGACTTGATTCGTAGATATCGTGATATAGCACAACAACCTGAGTGCGATAGTGCAATTGAAGACATTATCAACGAAGGTATTGTTGCGAATGAAAAAGATCAAGCGATAGCAATTGTTCTTGATAGACTTGCATATCCTAAAAAGATTAAAGATCGTATCAGAGAAGAATTTGATACGGTTTTAGAGCTTCTTGATTTTGATACAAAAGGACACGACATCTTTCGTAGATGGTATGTAGATGGTCGTCTTTTTTATCACAAGGTTATTGACCAGAAGAATCCAAAAAAAGGTGTTGTAGAAGTAAGATACATTGAACCTAAAAAGATTCGCAAGGTTAAAGAAGTAAAGAAAGATATAAAGTCTGGCACTAGTGTCACACTTATTAGAAATGTAAATGAATATTATCTTTATAATGACAAGGGACTTAAAACAGGAACTACTGAGGGAATAAAAATATCTCCAGACAGTATTACCTATGTTCCATCTGGTTTAATTGACCAGAACAAAGGTCATGTTCTTTCTTATCTAAACAAAGCAATTAAACCTGTCAATCAGTTGCGTATGATTGAGGACTCTCTTGTTATCTATCGGGTATCAAGGGCTCCAGAAAGACGCATCTTTTATATTGATGTTGGTAATCTTCCAAAGATTAAAGCAGAGCAATACCTCAAAGATGTTATGAACAGGTATCGCAACAAATTGGTATATGATGCATCTACTGGTGAAATCAGAGATGACAGAAATCAAATGTCAATGCTAGAAGATTTCTGGTTGCCTCGTAGAGAAGGTGGTCGTGGTACAGAGATAACTACTCTTGCTGGCGGTTCTAATCTTGGCGAGATTGATGACATTACATACTTTAAAAAGAAACTATTCCAATCACTAAATGTACCTATTTCTCGTTTAGAAGCAGAATCAGGATTTAGTCTTGGTCGTTCTACAGAAATTACTAGAGATGAGTTGAAGTTTACTAAGTTCGTACAAAGACTACGAAAAAAGTTTACTCCCCTTTTCACTGATATTCTAAAGACACAGCTTATTCTTAAAGGTGTAATTACACTAGAAGATTGGAAAAAGATTTCACAACACATTCAGTATGACTTCTTACAAGATGGTCATTTTGCAGAACTTAAAAGAGCTGAGTTGTTAGAAAACACAATCAATTCTTTAGGTAGTATTGAGTCTTATATCGGTACATTCTTTAGTAAAGAGTGGGTACAGAAAAATGTCCTTAACTTTACTGAAGCAGAGATTGAAGATATGCAAGATCAGATTAATAGAGAAGCAGGACTTGACCCCGAAGAAGGTGGAGTTGATTTACCAGTTGGTTCTGATGGTATTACAAGATACCCATCAGTTGACGGAAATCCTTTACCGGCAGATGATGCTGCTAAGTTTCAAGGTCAGCAAACCGCAGACGACAAAGCTAAGTTAGCATCAATTGGTAATAAAGAAAATGGAGAAGAAAAATGAGTGCAGATAACTTTGTAGGATCACTACAACAAAAAGATATGCTGGGAGCAGAAGATGCTTTCAAAACAGCAATGTCATCAAAAATAGGTGACGCACTAGAAGACAAAAGAAAAGAAGTAGCTGGTTCTTTTATTAAGAACCACATACCAGAAGTTGAGGAAAATGAAACAGTTTAGCAACTTAATTAAATCTCTACCAGAGAAAGACGAACACAAAAAGTCTAAGGAGTATAAGAAATTAGCTCCAAAGATGAAGGGTGCTGTGGACGAGATTTTTAAGAAAATGGACGCTAAACCTTCAGATTTCCTAAATACTTTTGAAAAGACTATTAACCAAGTATCCAAGAAATATAAAGTGCCAGAAAGAGTGCTTATGGGATACTTTGAAAAAGAAATGTTATCATTTTAAGGAGTTAGACAATGGCATTTACCACAAGAACATTAAGAGATACAGTTGTCAACGCTCCCGGCGCTGGCGGAAAAGTTACTATCTTAGTTAATATTGATAATGATACAACTACAACCAATGCTATTTTAGATGCAAGTGAATTAGACGGACACGCCAATGGTGCAAAATTACACATTCTGAGAATTTGGTGGGGTTTAGTACAAGGATCTGCTGATGATGATACAGGTCATGCTGCAATTATTGAACAAGGCGATTCAGATATAACATTAATTGACCTTGCTGGAAGTGGCCATTATGATGGTTCTGCTGGCGCGATTGAATCTGCTGCAACAAATACTGGTGCAACCTCTGGTGATATGGAACTATCTTGTCAAGGTACATCAGGTTTTGTATTGATTGAGTTTAGAAAAGATGAAAACTATACTACATAAGGAAACAGAACTATGGCATATACAATGAAGTTAATTTCAGAACATGTCGAGTCTGATACTGACTATCTTATCGAAGAAAAAGAAAACGGCAAGAAAGATTATAAGATAAAAGGTATTTTCATGCAAGCAGACATTAAGAACCGTAATGGTCGTCTGTATCCCATGAACATTCTCAGTAAAGAAGTAAAACGATATAACAAAGAGTATATCGAAGAAAAACGTGCTTTCGGAGAGTTGGGTCATCCAGATGGGCCAACGGTTAATCTTGAGAGAGCATCACACATGATTACTGCACTTTATCCAGACGGTAAAAACTTTATTGGTGAGGCTAAGATTCTTAGCACACCAATGGGTGAGATTGTAAAATCGCTTATGGATGATGGTGCAAAACTAGGTGTTTCATCTAGGGGTATGGGTAGTTTAGACCAGAAAAATGGGGCTAACATCGTGAGAAGTGACTTTTACCTAGCAACAGCAGCAGATATTGTTGCTGACCCATCTGCTCCCAACGCATTTGTTGAGGGTATTATGGAAGGTAAAGAGTGGGTCTGGAACAACGGTTTGATTTTAGAAGCCGATGTTGCCAAGATCAAAGAGGACATTGAAAGGAACCACAGGAAAGGCAACACTGGCGCGGATGCGTTAGCCTTTGCTAAGTTTCTTCAAAAACTTTAGTTTTATAAATAACTGTAACATATTGTAATAGACAAAAAGGAGTTAATCCCCATGGCAAATGAATTAGACAAAACCATTGAGGAATTAGAGGCAGAAGTAATTGGTGAGCTTGAAGAAGCTAATGGCCAAGACGCCCCTATGAAATCAGCGGCTGCTGCCGATAAAATGGATACTGTAGATGGTGAGGTCGAAGATACGGGCGCACCAGTTACTAGTCCATCACAAAAAGATTCTCCTGCTAAAAAGATCGCTAGTAAAGTGAAACAAGTAAGCGGAGATGCTCAACAAAAATCACAAGGTGCTCCAGATAAAATGGATACACCAAATGATGGACAAAAGAAAGTTGCTAAACCACTCGCTGCTGGATTTTCAGCAGAGGGAGAAGAAGTAATATCAGAAATGGACAAAATGGAAGACGAAATGCCTTCAATGAAAACTAAGAAAGATGCTATCAACGCAATGTATGAAAAGATTGCTGAGATGGAAAAGATGCCTGCTGAGAAAGCAAAGCAACTTGCTTCATCCTACTTAAAAGCAGGAATGGGCATGTCATACGGAAAAGAAACAGAAGAAGAAAAAGTCAAAAAGGAATCAGTCGAAAATCGTCTGAAGTCTATTGATGTTTCTGAACATGTTGAAGCCTTAATGACAGGTGAGGGTGACCTTTCTGAAGAATTTAAACGCAAAGCCGCAACAGTTTTTGAGGCTGCTGTTAAATCCAAAGTTCGTTCTGAAGTTGAAAGAATGGAAGACGAATACAAATCTGAACTGGAAGAAAATATTACCACAACTAAAGGTGAGTTAACTGAAAAAGTTGACACTTATCTTAATTATGTTGTTGAAGAATGGATGAAAGAGAACGAGTTGGCTATCGAAAGAGGCTTAAAAGGCGAAATCGCTGAAGACTTTATCTCAGGTTTGAAACAATTGTTTGAAGACCACTACGTTGATGTTCCAGATGAAAAGTACGATGTGCTAGAAGCACAGTCAGAAAAGATTTCTGAATTAGAAGGTAAGATTAATGAGATGATGGAATCCAACATCGAAATTAAATCTGCAAACGCCTCTCTAGTGAAAGAGTCTGTCATGTCAGAGGTTTCCTCAGACTTGGCTGATACCGAAATTGAAAAGTTTAAGTCGCTTATCGAAGATGTTGACTTTGTTAACGAAACATCTTATCGTGAGAAACTTGGTACATTGAAGGAAAGTTATTTTCCTAATGGTGTAACACCTCATGCAGATACAGCTACAGAAACACTTGATGATGTAGACTCTGGCATCGCACAGGACATTGACACAACTCAATCAATGGCATCTTATATGTCGGCAATTGGTCGAACTGTTAAATAGTGCAAAATTAACAATTTTATAAATAGTAGAATACTAAAAGGAGAAACAAAATGTTTCAGACAGAACATCTACAAGAAAAGTGGCAGCCAGTCCTTCAGCACCCTGATCTTCCTGAGATCAAGGATAGCTACAAGCGCGCCGTCACTACAATCATCTTGGAAAACCAAGAAAAAGCTCTAAGAGAAGACAAGAACTTCTTAAACGAAACAGTATCTACCAACTTTGTTGGTGGTAATGCTTCACTAGATACATGGGATCCCATTTTGATCTCTCTAGTAAGACGCTCTATGCCTAATCTTATCGCATACGACATCTGTGGTGTACAACCTATGACAGGCCCCACAGGACTTATCTTTGCAATGCGTGCTCGTTTCGCATCAATGGACGGTGCTGAAGCACTTGCCGATGAAGCATTCCCAGATATATCTAACCAAAACGCTGCCGGTACTATTGGTGGTGGAGACATTGGTGCAACTGAAACCAACCCTGCTACATTGAATGACAGTCCTTCAGCTGGTACTTACACAAGTGCTACTGGTCAGACTACAGTTCAAGGTGAAGCACTTGGTGATTCAGGAACTAATGCTTTCGGTGAAATGGCGTTCTCAATTGAGAAGCACACTGTTACTGCTGTAACTCGTGCCCTTAAAGCTGAGTACACTATGGAACTTGCACAAGACCTTAAAGCAATTCATGGTCTTGACGCAGAAACCGAACTTGCAAATATACTTTCATCTGAAATCCTCGCTGAAATTAACCGAGAAGTTGTTCGTAACATCTATGTATCTGCTGTTAAAGGTGCTCAGGTTAACACAACTACTGCTGGTATTTTCGATTTGGACACCGACTCAAATGGTCGTTGGTCAGTTGAGAAGTTTAAAGGTTTGATGTTTGCAATTGAACGAGATGCTAACGCTATCGGTCAACAAACTCGCCGCGGTAAAGGTAATATGTTACTAGTATCTGCTGATGTTGCTTCTGCACTTCAAATGGCTGGTGTACTTGATTACACTCCTGCATTAAACAACAACTTGAATGTTGATGATACTTCAACTACATTCGCTGGTGTTATGAATGGTCGTTATAAAGTGTATGTTGATCCATACTCTGCTAACGTATCTAGTTCACAGTACTATGTTGTTGGTTATAAAGGTACTTCACCTTATGACGCTGGTATGTTCTACTGCCCATATGTTCCATTACAAATGGTTCGTGCGGTTGGTGAAAATACTTTCCAACCAAAAATCGGCTTCAAAACTCGTTACGGAATGGCTGCAAATCCTTTCTCAACTGGTACTGTCGCTGCTGGTTCAAATGGTGCGATTGCTATATCATCTGCAACCAACAAGTACTACAGAAAAGTAAAAGTTTCAAACTTGATGTAAGACTTGTTTTTAAAGTACTTAAAGAGGAACCTTCGGGTTCCTTTTTTTTGTCTTTTTTTTCTTTATAAATATAAGTATGACAACAGACTCATCACCACTCAATAGACAACCAGACAAGTTAGACTACGCTAGTCCAACTCAGTTTCGGTTTATGATTAACCAACTTCCAAAGGTGCAGTTTTTCACTACGGCCGCAAACATTCCCGGCCTCAGTTTAAGCTCATTAGAGATGCAAACTCCATATAAGGAGATACC